CCCGGCTGAGCCCATCGTCGTCCTCGACGTGCCGGTGCAGCTCTGGCTGATCAATCCCGACCTCGACGAGCTCTGGGGCGCCCGGCCGCGGCGGCGCGCGCGCGGCGTTCTGACAGGCCGCCCGGCCGTCGTCGTGGCCGCGTGGCTGCAGCTGCCGCTGTTCGACGCCTGACTCAAGCCGCGGATTCGATCATCGATCGGCAGCGGGCGCGATCGCCTGCGCCACCGCAGGAACAGCGATGACGAACTCCGCCACGCCCAGCGGCTTTACGCCGCGGTCGCTTCAGACCTGGCACCGCTACTACATCCCGAAGTCGGACACCAACGCCTACGGCGTCGGCGATCTCGTCCGCACTCCCGGCGGCGCGGACGCCAACGGCATCCCCACGGCGACGCTGCACACGGGATCCGCCACGGTTCCCGTGCGCGGCGTCATCGTGGCAGTCGACCCCGGCCTCCCGGCGACCGGCGGCTACGTCAACGGCGCGCGGCTGCGCGTGCCGGCGGCGAAGGCGCAGGACTACTACGTCTGGGTGTGCGACGACCCCGAGATGGAGTTCCTCGCGGTCGACGACGGCCTGACGCCCAGCGCGCTGGTCGGCGCCAACATGGGAAGCCTGGTCGGCGTCACGCTGTCGGCCGCCGCGAGCGCCAACGGTGGGTCGGCGACCGCGCTGACATCGTCGTCCTTCGGAGGGACGGCCGGTCTCTGCAAGGTCGTTGGCTTGGCGCCCGGATCCGTGCTCGGCGCGTTCGCCACCTGGATCGTCCGCTTTCCGCTGCACGAGCTCGGCAATGCGCCGACGCAGTCGAGCGGTGGGGGCGGTGGGGGTGGCGGCGGCGGATCTGCCGTCACCACGATTGAATCGGCCTCGCGCGCGCTGGTCAGCGGAGACAGCGGCAACACCGGGATCACGCCGAACCCGATCAGCCTGACCGTCAACGCGGGGATGGCCCAGGGCTTCAACTTCTACACCCAGGGCCCGGGTCAGGTGACCTGGGTGCAGGGCGCGGGCGTCCAGATTCAGGACCAGCGTCAGGCCGGCGCGACCTACTTCACGAGCTATCTGCAGTGGGTCGGCCCCGACAGCTACGTCGTGACCGGCGCGAAGGCCTGACATGGCTCGTCGCGCTCTCGCTGCGATTGCAGCCGCCGCCGGCGCCGCGGGCGGCCCCCTGTTCACGGCGCCCCCCTACCTTCCGCCGGAGATTTTCGAGGGCGACCTCGTCGTCGCGTCGACGGGCACGGGCGGCGGCTTCTCGCCGGCGTCGACGGCCGCATCGCCAGTCGCCACGCTGGCCTCGCCGGCGGTGATGCTGAACAACGTCGCGCAGGGCACGTCCTACCAGACCGTCGTCGGCGACGCCGGCAAGGTCGTCTACCTCACGCAGGATGCCGCCGTCGGCGCGCTGAAGCGCAGTTCCTCCAGCCTCCCGGTCACGATCCAGGCCGTCCCCACCTTCCGCGACGCCGGCCGCCTCGGGGGCAACATGACCGGCACGAACAGCACGTTGCCGGTGCGGATGTACCTCAACGCGGTGTTCGACGGCGCCCGCTTCGCGAACACCTCGAACCAGAGCGTGGCCGTCGACGCCAACGGCTGGCCGACCTCCGCCTTCGCATGCTGCATCAGCCAGGGCACGAACGGGCTCGACGGCGCGCTGCCGGCCGGCACCTGGACGGGCTACTACCGCTCCGCGGGCGGCGCGACCAACATGCGCAACGCCGTCACGGCCGACGGCGTCACGCAATCGACAGCGACGGGACTCGTCGTCGGCGCGGTGCAGGGCGACGGCGTCACGCGATCGTTCACCTTCACGCTGGCCCAAGGCGGTGTCGCATCGTTCGCGTTCGACGGGCCGATCACCTTCTGGGACATCCCGCGCGACGGCTCCGTGACCTCGGTTGGCAAGCCGATGTTCTGGTCGGAGTTCCTCGCGCATTGGGCCGGTTTTTCCGGCCTGCGCACGCTCGACCTCACGAACGCCAACGCGCGCACCGACACGTCCTGGAACCAGCGCCCGCCCGACTACAACAACGGGCCGCAACTCGCCGGGCATGGGAGCGGGCCAGGCCAGGACACGAACAGCTGGGAGCGCGTCTTCGCGATCATCAACGCGATCGTTGCGTACCCAGGGTCGCGCGTGCAGTGGGTCTTCATCAACCTGCCGCCCTTCGCCGACGACAACTACGCCGGCAACCTCGCCGCGCTCGCGACGGCGTGCGGCGTCACGGTGCCGCTCATCATCGAGTGGAGCAACGAGACCTGGAACTCGGCATCGTCGACGCGCTTCCACAGCTACGAGAACCTCGCGATGCAGGAAGCCTGCGGCATCGCGAACTACGAGCTCACGACCAACGCGAGCGGGCAGGTGCCCGGGCCCGGGCCGGTGATCTCGACGATGACGCTGGCGAACGGGGGACTCGTCACCGTCGTTCTGACGCAGGCCGTCAACACGCTGCTGGACTCGCAGGGCAACCCGTTCATCGTCAACGGCGCGCAGGTCATCGTCAACGCGAGCGACGCGAACTTCAATGCCGGTGCGCTGAACATTGCCAACTCGACGCCCATCACGTTGATCGACGACGGCAACGGCACGGCGGCCGCGGGGACGACGCGCACGTTCACCTACCAGTCTGCGACGACAAACAAGACCGGCACGATCAACACGTCGTCGCAGCCGTCGCAGATCTTCTTCCGGCCGACCGCCGACATTCTGCGCGACAACCTGGCCTGGAGCATCAACAGCCTGCGCCTGAAGTGGACGACGCGCGCGAGCTATCGCTCGGCCGCCGGCTGGTTCGCGGTGCGCCCGCACGCCACCTATGGCGACGAGTGGCACCTCAACATGCAGACGTACGCGAAGTCGTTCAACGCGCTGACGCTGAACAAGTCGGCGCCGTTCGAGCTGACGTACGCATCATGGCTCGGCAACAACGCCGGCACGGGGAGCGACCCGATCACGTGGATGAACGCGGCGTCGATCGCACCCTACGTCGCACCGGGCTCGTCCATCGCGTCGGTTGCGGATCTCTACGATCCCGCGAACACGAGCAGCCTCTACTACGCGCTCAACGACCCCGCCAACATCAACTGCGTCGAGAACTCGGTCCGGGGTCACGTCTATTGGTGCAAGCGGTACGGCATCAAGCCGTATGCCTACGAGTTCGCGATCGCCGACCAGACGTCGCCGTCCTACAACTTCAATGTGGCCGCGTCGACCGACTCGCGCACGGAGACCTTCTGCACGGCGCTGATCGACATGGTCTTCAAGAACGGCATCCAGAAGGCGTGCTGGTACCACGTGTCCCCGCGGATCGTCGTCAACGGCAACAACAGCGGCCAGTGGATGGCGCTGCAGTACTACAGCGACAGCGTCAACGCCGGCGACTCGAACTATTCGGCGCGCCTGGCGGCGGTGAAGAAGTACACCGGCGCGCGCAACTATGCCAACGTCAACGGCGAGGACACGCTGACGCTGACCTACTTCCAGAACGCGAGCGATCTCGTCGGCAGTGGCCAAAACCTCGCGATCAACGGCACCAACAATGCCATCTACTGGAACGGCGCCAGCGCGCTCGACCGCAACGTCGATTGGGTGCGCGTGCAGAAGCGGCACCGGCGCAAGCGCATCGAGGTCTGGGGCACCGATTCGCAGGCGACGCCCGTCGACGTCCTGCTCGATGGCGTGCTCGTCGGCACCCAGCACCTGCCGGCCAACGGCACGACCGGGGCCGGCGGCGGCGCGACTTGCGGGCCGGCCCTCGACACATTCGTCGCCGACATCCCCGCAGGCCCGACGAACGTGCGGCTGCGGATCAACAAGAACACCGGCACCGCGCCTGGCGTGCTGCAGGTGAAGTTCTACGACGCCTGACGCGCTGAACCGCGAGGACTACCACCATGGCAGACATCATCAAGGCCGCCGACGCATTCAGCCCGGCGGAGCGCTACAAGGACATGGGCGACGGCACGTTCGCCCGCGTCGTCTACCTGAGCGGCGGCGGGGGCGGGGGCGGCGGTGGCGCGGCGACGATCGCCGACGGCGCGGACATCACGCAGGGCGCGATCGCTGACGCGGCTGTCGCCGCCGGGGCCAGCGGCTCCGTCTCGGCGAAGCTGCGTGCGATCTCGCGCGACGTCGCGGCGCCCGCCACGCCGGGATCGAACGCGAGCAGCACCGCGCTCGAGGGGAGCCACGTGATCAAGGCCGCACCAGGCACGCTCTTCACGCTGACGATCCTCAACACGTCGGCCGTTGCCCAGTACTACCAGCTCCACGACGCCACGGCATTGCCGGCCGACACTGCCGTGCCGAAGTCCGTGATCCGGGTCGCACCCGGCGGCACCGGCAGCTTCGACTACGGCACGCGCGGGCGCGCCTTCGCGACCGGAATCGTGGTCACCAACTCCAGCACCGCGCCGACGCTCACGCACGGCGCGGCCGACAGCTTCTACGACGCGCAGTACGCCTGAGCACCATGACCACCACCTCCAGCACCGTCCGTCAGAAGCATTGGGCCCAGTTCACGCCCACCGGCTGGTACCTCGATGGCGTTCTTCAGGCCTCGGGCGCGGGACCATTCGCCTTCGCCGCACCCGCGATGCAGCTCGAGGTCAACGCGGCAGGCGGCGGCGGTGGTGGGGGCGGCGGGTTCGCCAGCGCGGGCGGCGGTGGCGGTGGCGGCGGGGCCGGGCTGCAGCGCTTCGGCGAAAGGATCACCGTGACCCAGGGCGAGACCTTGACGATCACCATCGGCACGGGAGGCGGCGGCGGCGCTGCCGGCGCGATCGGCTCCAGCGGTTCAGCGACCACGATCGCGAGCGCCACGCTGGGCACGCGCTCGTATCCCGCCGGCTCGGGCGGTGGTGCCGGCCAGTCCACGAACGGTGGCAACGGGGGCTCGTCCAACAACGGCCTCACGACCGGGCCTTCGGGCGGCGCGGGCGCAGGCGCCTCGGGAACGCAGGCCGGCTCCAGCCCCCAGGCCGGGCGCAACAACACCGGCTTCGCGTGCTCCGGCGGAGCCGGCGGCGCAGTGAACTTCGCCGGCGGCGCGTCGCCGTACTGCGGCGGCAACACGGTCAGCACCACCGGCGGCGGCGCCAGCTCGGCGACCAATGGCGGCGGCGGCAGCGGTGGCAGCACCGGCTTCGGCGCCGGATCGGGCGGCGCCGGCGGCAATGCGTCGACGTCGACCGCCGCAGCCTCGGCCGCCGCGACGAGCTATGGCGCCGGCGGCGGCGGAGGCTATGGCGGCACGGCCGGCGCGGCCGGCATCGGCGGGTGCGTCGAGTTCATCTGGGAAGCGTGAAGGATCTCAAGTCGTTGTGCCGAGACTTCTCGGCATGAGCGACAAGAAGATCACCGATCTGCCCGTCGGCGCGGATGCCGATGGCACGGAAGTGCTGCCGGCCGTCCAAGGCGGGGTCACGGTCGGTATCCGACCTCAGCAACTCTTCAAGGCCATGCTGAACTACGTCAGCGCGGCGATCCTGATCTTCCAGCAGGTCGGTGCAGGCGCGGTGACGCGCACCGTGCTCGACGAGCTCCGCGACCGCGTCAGCGTCAAACAGTTCGGTGCCCAGGGCGACGGGGTAACCGACGATACGGCAGCGATCAATGCGGCACTCGCGGCCTCGAAGCACGTGATCGTGCCCGCCGGTCTCACGCTGCTGGTGTCGGCGACCGTCACGGTGCCGGTGTCGACGCGGCTCGAATTCCAGGGCGGGGCGGGGTCGGCCAACGGCTCCTACCCGTCGTCCTACCTGGTCAAGAAATCGACGATGACGACGGCGGCGCTCGCGCTCAACGATCGCGCGCGCGTCGATGGCGGCGGCATCGTCTGCCAAGCCGGCAACACGGGCGACGGCCTCACGGTGCAGGGCAACGGCGTCAAGGTCGAGAACTTCCTCGTGCATGGCGCGGGTGGCGTGGGCGTGCGCATCGGCACGGCAGGCGGCGCGAACGTCAACAGCTTCAAGCTAGAGAACGTCGTCGCGCAGTACAACGGCGGCCACGGGATCTACGTGCATGACGGCACGACGGCCAGCGGCGCGAACGCCAATGCGGGATCGCTGAAGGACTGCTTCACGCAGTTCAATATGGGCAACGGCCTGACCCTGGGGCATTGCTTCTGGGTGACGGTGATCAATCACCTGTCCGAGGCGAACACCGGCTATGGGATCTACCTGAGCGGGGCGGCGAACAACGCCTACCCCGAGTGCCGATGGGCGACGTTCATCGGCGGCGACGCGAACGAGGGCAACACAGCGGGCCAGTGGTTCGACCAGTCCTACCGGTCAACCTTCATCAATCCCGACCCGAGCAATGTCCCGACGACGGCAGCCGCGGCCCTGCAAGGCTCGGCAGAGAGAACCGTCCTCGGCGTGTCGAACGTCTTCGGCATCGGCGCGACCTTCAAGGGGAACGCGGGCAACTATCCGACGGTGTTCGACAACGGCTCCAATGGCGCGGTGACTTATCCCGTGCAGCTCAAGCAGACCACCACGGGCGGAAACAACCAGGGCCTCGGGATCACCTGGAACCTGAACGACGGAACGACGCAGTTCAATCAGGCCGGATCGATCCGCGTCGTGCAGAACGCGGTCGGCTCGTGGGGTATGGTGCTGTCAGGCTATCGCGCAGGCGCGCCGGCCGACATCCTCATCCTGAACGAGAACGCGCTTACGGCGGCGCCCGCGACCGATAACGGCATCAGCCTTGGCATCGCGTCCAACCGCTGGTCGCAGACCTTCACCGGCAACGTGGTGCTGTCGACCGCGGCCCAGAACATGGGCGCGGGCACGGTGTGCATCGGCGGCACGACGGCGACAACGGTCGGCGCGACCGGCGCCGCGACCGCGCTGCCGGCGCAGCCGCTCGGCTACCTCGTGGCCTACGTGGGCGCCACGCCCGTGAAGATCCCGTACTACAACAACTGACGATGCTCGATCTGACCCAACAGCGCACCGTCCAACAACTCCGGCAACATCTACGTCTACGACATAACCAACAGCCGCATCGTGGCCTTCGGAGTGATCGCAGGCGGCTTGGCGATGGTCGTCGCGACGATCCCCAACCCGAGCGCGGGCCAGCAGTTCGCGGTCTACCTCAACGTGCCGGCCACCATCACGTGGGGCGGGTCAGTGACCAACAACCTCGCGGTCTACGTCGGGAGCTGACGCAGGTGCGCCGGCTCGACGCGATGGAGGCGGTCGTTGCGTCGACGCGACGTCGGCGCCCGGCGGGGCGGCGCCGCGCGGCCGCGGCGGCCCATCGACGATGGGTCCTTCCGGAGGGTCTAGCGAGGCGGTCAATTGCGCACCGCGAGGTTTCCCCAGCTGACGGTCTCGCGAGGTGTCCGCATGTCCGCAACCCGCATCTCCCAGCGTGAGTTCGCGCGCCGCGACGGCTGCAACGAGAAGCTCGTGCGCCGCGCGATCGCTGAAGGCCGGCTCCCTCGTGGGGCCGACGGCCTGATCGACGCCGCGCTCGTCGGCACCGCCTGGCGGCGCAGCAACTTGTCGGCTGAGAAGGCCGTGTCCGCGCCTGCGGACACGCAAGCGCGCGCGCCCAAACTCGACGATGTCCCAGGCGGCGCATCAGCGCCCGCGCCGCCAGCGGACACCGGCAAGAGCGCTGGCCGCGACCCGACCTACGCGCAGGCGATGGCGAAGAAGGAACACTTCGCCGCCGAACGCGCGGAGCTCGAGTTCCGCAAGCGCCGCGGGGAGCTCGTCGAGTTCGACCGCGCGCGCGAGGTGTTCTTCGCCGAGTCCCGTCGCGGGCGCGACCACTGGATGAACTGGCCCGCGCGCGTCGCCGCGACGATGGCCGGCGAGCTCGGCGTCGACGCCGACCGCCTGGCGACCGTCCTCACCACCCATGTCCATCGCCACCTCGAGCTGCTCGCCGAACCCGATGGACACGCCCTCGACCCAGCTTGACGCGTTGCGCGCGGCGAGCCGCGAAGGCTGGAGGCCGCCGGCGCGCCTGAGCGTTCCCGCTTGGGCCGACACCTACCGGCAGCTGGCGAAGGAGTCCGGTAGTCGCGGCGGCCCCTGGCGCACGAGCGAGGTCGAGGTCGCCCGCGGGCCCATGCTGGCGGTGACGGAGCCCGGCGTGCACATCATCTCGGCGATGGTGGCGACGCAGGTGCTGAAGACGGAGCTGCTGCTGAACACCTTCGGGTTCTTCGCGCACCTCGACCCGTGCCCGATGCTGCTGATCCAGCCCAAGGACGACGCGGCCGAGAAGTTCTCGAAGGAGCGGGTGACGCCCATGATCGCGGCGACACCGGTGCTCCGCGAGATCGTCGGCACGGCGAAGACCCGGGACGCCGCGGAGACGATCGACGTCAAGGCGTTCCGCGGCGGCCGCCTGGCGCTGGCAGGCGCCGGCAGCCCGACGAACCTCGCGAGCCGGCCGATCCGCGTCGTGCTCTGCGACGAGATCGACAAGTACCCGACGACGCGCGAAGGCGACCCGATCATGCTCGCCGAGGAGCGGACAGCCTCGTTCGACCTGAACTGGCTCTCGCTGCGGGTCTGCTCTCCGACGGTGGACGGCGAGAGCCGGATCGCGGCCAGCTACCTCGACTCGGACCAGCGGCGTGCGTCGATCGCCTGCCCGCACTGCGGCCACCGCCAGTTCCCCGAGTTCTTCAAGCACGTCCAGTGGCAGAAGCGCCTCGACGAGAACGGCCAGGTCGTTGAGCATCTTCCGCGCACCGCGCGCATGCACTGCGAGGCCTGCGGTGTCGCGTGGGACGAGGGCGACCGCCTGCGGGCCCTGCAGTCCTGCAGGTGGCACCAGACGAGGCCGTTCCAGTGCTGCGGCGCGCTGCACACGCCACTGGCGGCCTACGAGCGCGCTTGGCAGGCACGCGCCGGCGCCGCGGACGCCGTCGACGACGTCTGGGACTGGTGGGAGGACCGGGCCGAGGGGCGCTTCGCCGTCTACCGCGCGCGCTGCCCGGACTGCGGCTCGTGGCCGGTCGACAACCGGCACGCCGGCTTCCAGGCCTCCAAGCTGCTGTCGCCCTGGCAGAAGGACCGGCCGGCCGACATCGCCGAGAAGTGGCTCCTCGCGAAGGGGAACCCCGATCGCGAGCAAGCCTGGTGGAACACCCAGATGGGCCTGCCGCACCGGCCCAGCGCGGGCCGCAAGGTCGAGGCGCGCACGCTGCTCGAACGCCGCGAGGTGTACGACGCCGAGGTGCCCGACGGCGCCGCCCTGATCACCATCGGCATCGACACGCAGGACTACCGCATCGAGCTCGAGGTCGTCGGCTGGGGCCGCGACGAGGAGTCCTGGTCGATCGCCTACGAGGTCATCGACGGCGAGCTCTCCGATCCGCTCGTGCAGGCCCGGCTCGACGCGTTCTTGCAGCGGCGCTGGCGCAAGGGCAACGGCGTGACACTCGCCGCGATGGCGGTCTGCATGGACTCCGGCGGCCACCACACCCAGCACGTCTACGACTTCTGCAAGGCCCGCCTGGGCCGGCGCGTCTGGGCGATCAAGGGCGCCTCGGAGAAGGACGGCCAGCGCAACCCCGTCTGGCCGACAAAGCGGCCCAGCAAGAAGTCGAAGGCGGCGTTTCGGCCAGTCGTGATCGGCGGCAACACCGCGCGCGACGTCGTCCGGGCCCGGCTCGCGATGGAGGAGACGCCGCGGCCCGGCGCGGCGCTGGCCGGCTACTGCCACTTCCCCGCCGACCGGGGCGTCGGCTACTTCGACCAGCTGCTGGCCGACCGCGTGATCGTCAAGACGACGCCAGGCGGCCGCACGACGCGGGTCTGGGAGACACCGCCCGGCCGGGCCAATGAGGCCGCGGACTGCCGCGTCTACGCCTACGCAGCGCTGTGCGGGCTCGTGCACTTTGGCGTCGTCGTCAACAAGCTCGTCGCGCGCGCCGAGGAGCATGGCGCGGCAATCGCATCGGGCGCCGTCGCGCCGCCGCCTCCGCCGGCCGTCGCGGAGGCGATGACGCCGGCCGCCCGGCGCCAGGCCATCATCGATCGCATCGTCTCGAGGCTCGCATGACCTTCACCGTCAACTTCGACAGCAACGTCAAGGCCTTCCAGCGCAGCATCTCCGCGCTCGCGCACCGCGAGCTGCCCTACGCGATCGGCCAAGCGCTGACCGCGATCGCGAAGAAGGTGGTCATCGCCGAGCAGGAGAACGAGCGCAAGGTGCTGGACCGGCCGAAGCCGTTCACGACGAACGCGATCGGCGTGCAGCGCGCGAGCCGAACGTCGATGGAGGCGAAGGTCTTCATGCGCGACATCACGGCCCACTACCTGGAGCCCTACCAGTTCGGCGGCCGCAACGTGCTGAACTCGAAAGCGCTGCTGAAGCCCGTCGACGCCGTGAAGGATCTCGACGCCTTCGGCAACCTGCCGCGCAACTTCCTGCGCTCGCTGCGCGGGCGCGCCGACATCTTCGTGGGCGTCGTGCAGACGAAGAAGGGGCCTGTCAACGGCGTCTGGCAGCGATCGGTGGAGGAGGGCGCCCGCGTGCCCGTGGTGGGCCGCAACGGCAAGGTGCGCCGCACGTCGAAGAACCTGAACACCCGCGGCCACCTCGTGCTGCTGGTGAAGTTCGAGGACGCGCACCAGGCGCGCCAGCAGCTGGACTGGTTCGGGGTCGCCGAGCGCGCCGCAGTGAAGGCCTTCAATCGCGAGATGGGCGCCGCGCTGGCGCGCGCGATCGCCTCGAGGCGGTAGCACGCATCCTCAAGCGCCGGCCGCGACCATCGTCGCATGTCCTGCCGCCCCTCCATCCTCGACGGGATCGACGTCGCGACGCTGCAGCAGCGCCTTGCCGCGATGCAGCAGGCCTACCTCGACCTGGTCAGCGGCGGAAAGCTCGAGGTCGCGAGCTACTCGCAGGCCGATGGCAGCCGCACGGTCACCTACACGCGCGCGAACCTCGGCGACCTCGTCGCCGCGATCACCGCCGTGCAGACGCAGATCGACATCCTCAGCGGGTTGCGCAGCGCCCGCCGCGCGCCGATGCGCCCGATCTACCGATGAATGCGCCCGTGATCGTGGACTCCAGCGGCCGGCCGCTGCAGCGCTTGCCGGCGCGCGGCGGCGCGCGCGCGGATGCCGGGCAGGGCGTCCCCAGGCCCGACGGGACATTGCTGCCGCCCGGGCTCGGCTGGTCCAGCGCCTTTCCCTACGACGCGTCGAAGCTGGCGACGCAGGAGATGGGCGAGTGGAACCCGCTGATCCGCTCGCCGGACTCGGAGATCAACCAGTTCCGCGACCGGATGGTCGCGCGCTCCCGCGACCTCGCCCGAAACAGCGGCTGGGCTGCGGGCGGCATCGTCCGGATCCTGGACAACACCGTCGGCACGCATCTGCGCCTGCTGGCCGCGCCGGACTACCGTGCGCTCGCGTTGCGCTTCGGCATCAAGGCCTTCGACGCCACATGGGCCAACGAATTCCGGCAGGCTGCGGAGGCGCTCTGGCGCGGCTTTGCGCACAGCCCGCAGCGCTGGAGCGACGTCGAGCGGCAGATGACGCTGGGCCAGATGTTCCGCGTCGCGCTGCGCCACAAGCTGATCGACGGCGACAGCCTCGTCCTGAGCTACTGGCTGCCGGAGCGCACCGGCTACGGCGGCGCCGACTATGCGACGTCGTTCATGCTGGTTGACCCCGACCGCCTGTCCAACCCCTACCAGGCGATGGACACCGCGACGATGCGTGGCGGCGTCGAGATCGATGCCCGCGGCGCCGCCGTGGCGTACCACATCCGCGAGGCGGAGCAGAACGACTGGTACCTGGCGATCCAGGCCAACCGCTGGGAGCGCGTCCCGCGCGAGGACGCCGATGGCTGGCGCCGCGTCATCCATGACTTCGACCGCGACCGCGCCGGGCAACACCGCGGCGTCGGGATCTTCACGCCCGTCCTGGCGCACATGCGCATGCTCGCGCGCTACTACGGCGTCGAGCTGCAGCAGGCCACGCTGGCGGCCACCTTCGGAACCTACGTCACGAGCCCGAACGACCCTGCACTCGTGCAGGAGGCGCTCGGCGCCAACGACCCGAACGATGCCGAGCTCGGCCTCTACCAGGCCATGCGCGAGGCACATCACAAGGTGCGCCCGGCGATGCTCGATGGCGCCGTGCTGACGCAGCTGTTCCCTGGCGAGAAGCTGGAGACCGTCCAGTCCGCGCACCCGCACAGCAATTTCGGCGACTTCGCGCACGAGATGCTCTGCGTTTTCGCGGCGGCGACCGGCATCTCGGTGGAGCAGGTCACGCAGGACTGGTCGCGCACCAACTACTCCAGCGCGCGCGCCGCGCTGATGGAGACCTGGAAGACGCTGTCGCGGCGCCGCACGGAGTTCGCCGACAACACCGCGTCTCCGATCTACGGCGTCTGGCTGCAGGAGGCGATGGAGCTCGGAGAGCTTCCGCTGCCCGCGGGAGCGCCGGACTTCGTCGAGGCGTCGGCAGCGTACTCGCGCTGCCGCTGGCTGGGCCCGGCGCGCGGCTGGGTGGACCCGACACGCGAGCCGACCGGCGCGATCTTGCGTCTCGAGGCCGGCACCTCGACGCTAGAGATCGAGGCTTCCGAGCAGGGCATGGACTGGGAAGAGCTGCTGCTCCAGAAGCAGATCGAGATGGACGCCTATCGCGCCGCAGGCGTGCCATTCCCGGCCTGGGGCAACGTCCAGGGTGCGCTCGAGAGCACGGACGAGACGATCGACAGCAACCAAGCCGGGAAGCCGAAGCAATGACGATCGCCAACCTTCCGCACCTCGCGCAGCGGCTCTTCAACGTGCCCCTGGCGATCACCGAGTCGAAGCTCGAGGTCGTCATGGCCGCGATCGCCGACCGGTTCGGCATCGCGCAGGTCGTCCGCGCCAACGGCGAGATCCTCGCGTTCGACGAAGGTTGGGACAGCGGACCGGATGCGGCGCCGGCGCGCGACACCGGCTACGACGTCGTCGAGGGGATCGCGATCATCCCGGTCACCGGCACGCTGGTCGCCAAGCTCGGCACGATGCGCCCCTACAGCGGCATGACGGGCTACGACAGCATCCGCGCCGCGTTGACGACGGCGCTGCAGGACGACGAAGTGCGCGCGATCGCGTTCGACATGGAGAGTCCCGGCGGCGAGGTCGCCGGCTGCTTCGACCTCGTCGACGCCATCTATGGCGCGCGCGGCGCGAAGCCGATGTGGTCGATCCTGTCCGAGCACTCCTACTCGGCCTGCTACGCGATAGCCAGCGCGACCGACCGCATCGTCGTGCCGCGCACCGGGGGCACCGGCAGCGTCGGCGTCATCGCGGCGTGCGTGGACATGTCGCAGGCCCTCGACAAGGCGGGCATCCGCATCGAGCTGATCACCTACGGCGCGCGGAAGGCGGACGGCTCGGAGGTACGGCCGCTGTCGAAGGAAGCGCGCGCGAGGTTTCAAGCCGACGTCGACACCATGGGTGAACTCTTCGTCGAGACCGTCGCACGCAACCGCGGGCTGACGACCGCGGCGGTGAAGAAGACCGAGGCCGGCACGTTCATGGGACGCGCGGGCGTGGAAGTCGGATTCGCCGACGCCGTCATGGCACCCGACCAGGCGATGCGCGCGCTGTACGACGAGATCAGTTGACCACTGAGCACGCACCGGAGATCTGCATGGCCCTCATCAAAAGCATCGCCTCGAAGCTGTCCTTCGCTCATCTCGGCGTGATCGGCGCGCGCTCCGCGTCGACCGACGAGGAGCCGGAGGACGACAACAAGCCCAAGAGTCGCCGCGCCGACAAGGGCGAGGAGGGTGAGCCCATCGCCGAGGGTGACGACGACGACACCGAGGCGACCGGTGCCAGCGCCGAGGGCGACGACGAGAACACCGAGGACAACGACGGCGAGCCGCCGAAGAAGGCCAAGAAGGCCAAGGCCGGAAAGGACAAGAGCGGCAAGGGCGGCGACGAGGACGACGACGACTCCGACGAGGAGATGCACGGCAACTCGGCCGCCGCGCAGGCCCGCAGCCGGGAGCGCGCGCGCTGCGCGGCGATCTTCGCGTCGCCGGCCGCCGCCCGCCACCCCGTCACCGCCGCGCACTTCGCCTTCCAGACCACGATGAGCCGCGCCGCCGCGGTCGCCGCCCTCGAGGCGCTGCCGGCGGCGGCCGCGCCGCGCGCCGCGCACCCCGCTCGCGCCGCGCAGAACCCGAACGTGACGCCGAACGCTGCCCCGGAGAAGTCCGCCGGTCAGCGCAACGCCGACCTCTGGGCCCAGGCGCACGCCCGCAACAACCGCAGCCGGCTCTCCGCCCCCGGCGACCAGACGCGTCGCTGAGCAGCGCGCGCACGCCATCCCCGCATCTCGCACCGCACCGCTGAAAGGTACCGACCATGGGCACCCCCACCGTCACCCCGCTGCAGGAGCAGCGCCACGACTTCGGCTTCATCGTCTCGACGGACGGTCCGCGCACGCGCTCCTACGACCAGGGCACGCTGACGGGCGGCACCAAGGTGCTGGCTGGCACCATCCTGGGCGCGGCGATCGCGGCGCTGGTGGCGACGTCGGCCGTGCTCGGCACGAACGCCGGCAACGGCACGGTCGGCTCGGTCAGCGTGCAGGGCAACCCGGCGACGCAGGTCGGCACGTACACGCTGGTCATGACCGACGCGACCCACTTCACGGTCACCGCGCCGGACGGCCAGTCCGCCACCGGCACGACGGGCTCCGCGTTCAGCGCGCTCGGCATCGGCTTCACCCTGACCGCCGGCGGCACGGCCTTCGTGACCGGCGACACGTTCACCTTCACGGTGACCGGCACGCCCGGCATCCCGACGATGACGTCGACCGCCGGCGGCTCGAACACCGGCAACGGCACGGTCGGCAGCACCTCGGTCTCCGGCTACGCCGCCTCCGTCGGCGTCTACACGGTGGAGTTCGACGACGCCACGCACTTCGTCGTCACCGCGCCCAACGGCCAGGAGATCGGCCACGGCACCACCGGCTCTGCCTTCAAGGGTGGTGGCCTGGGCTTCACCATCACGGCCGGCGGCACGCCGTTCTCGCCCGGCGACTCGTTCGCGATCACCGTGGGCGCCGGCACCGGCTACTACAGCCCCTGGGATCCCGCCAACGTCGACGGCTCGCAGATCGTCGCCGGGATCCTCTGCGCGACGAAGGACGTGACCCTGGCGAACAAGCCCTGTGCCGTGCTGGCGCGGGCCGCCGAGGTCAACCAGTCCGAGCTGATCTTCCCGACGGGCGCGAACGCGGCGGTCATCGCCGCGGCCGTGGCCGGCCTGAAGGCCATCGGGATCCTCTGCCGCTGACGCGCTGCGCGCACCGCACGCCCCCGAGTTCCGATCGCTCCACCTCGTAGGACACCGCCATGGACGCCAACATCCTCGACATCTTCCAACAGCACGACGCCTTCTCGGCGATCGCCCTCACGGAGGCCGTCGAGCGCCTGCCGTACCAGCCGCACATGCTGGGCAGCATCCCGGGCCTCTTCGAGGACAACCCGATCCGCACCACCGCGCTGACGATCGAGGAACGCCAGGGCAAGCTGACGCTGATCCCGTTCAGCGAGCGCGGCACGGCGGGCACCGAGCGCACGACCGAACAGCGCAAGCGCCGCTACTTCGATGTCCCCCGGCTGAAGCACGAGGACACGATCTACGCGAACGAGCTGCAGAACATCGTGAAGTTCGGCGACGCCACGGTGCTGATGCAACTGATGGAGGAAGTCGATCGCCGCCTGTCGGGCCCGACCGGTCTGCTGGCCTCCGTCGAATACACGAAGGAGTACATGCGCCTGGCGGCGATCCAGGGCCTGTGCCTGAATCCGGGTACCGGCACGCCGATGTATAACTGGTTCGACGAGTTCCAGATCACGCAGGCCGCCGAGGTGCCGTTCAACCTGTCGGCGGGCACCGCGAACTCCCTGCGTCCGATCGTGAACTCGATCATGCGCACGATGGCGCGCAAGGCGCAGGGCGCCTGGATCCCCAACCGCACCCGCATGTACGCGCTGTGCGGCGACCAGTTCTACGACAGCCTGGTCAACCACCCCGACGTGATCCGCACCTACGTGAACTGGTCCGACGCGCGCGACCTGCGCGGCACGAACCAGGGCGCGGCGTTCGACGCCTTCGACTTCGCCGGCTGCGTCTGGCTGAACTACCGCGGCAGCGACGACAACGCGACGATCAAGCTGCCCGACGACAAGGTGAAGTTCTTCCCCGTCGGCGCGCCGGGCGTGTTCCGCGAGGCCATGGCCCCGGGCGAGTCGATCGAGTGGATCAACCAGCCGGGCAAGCCGCAGTACGTGCTGCCGATCCCCGACCTCGTCCGCCGCCAGTTCTGGGGCATGGAGGTCTATGCCTACCCGCTGTTCATCTGCACTCGTCCCGAGATGCTGCTGAGCGGCCGCGCCGGCACCTGATCGACCGCGCGCCATGGCCATCGACTGGGACACGCTCGTGCACGCGCCGATGATGCAAGTCTTCGGCGAGTCGACGCGCGTGTCCTACTCGATCGGCGGCGCGCCGGCGATCATGGTCGACGGGATCTTCGACGCCGGCGCCCGCGCGGTGCAGCTCGTCGACGAGCCCGCCGTCAACGAGGTTCGGCCGAGGGGCGGCCTCCGCCACCCCCCCGTCCCCCCCCCCGAGAG